CCAAAAATAGAAGGAATTCTTAATGATAATCAATTCAATTACAATATACAGGATGGTGTAATTTGGTTTGATAGCAATGAAGAAGTGGAAAGAGCTAAAGATTTTATAGCCGAAAAAGAACCTGGACGTCCTATGCCAGAAATGGGAGTCCGAAATTATAATTACGGAATTTATGGTTCTAGCGCCAATGAACGCGAATTGAACAGTAATCCCCCTCTTGAAGAATCTGATAATTTAGGTTTTATAAAACGATTGGCCGGTATTGCCAAATAAGTTGATTTTGTTCTGCAGACTAGTTATACTTGTTCTGTGTGAATGAATTTATTCTTTTCTTTATATAGACTAAATACATTTGTTATACGACGCATGGTGTGTTGTATATCTAGGCACATAATTATGGCATATATTAAGGAGAAATCATTATGGCAACCAGTTTACAAGAAATCCGAGCAAGACTTCAACAACAATCAGATCGTTCCAGCGGCAATGTACAAGTAGGCGACTACGCAATTTATGCACACTGGAATATCCCAGAAAACACTGTATCAAGAGTACGTTTTCTTCCAGACGCAGATCCTAAAAACACATTTTTCTGGATTGAACGAGCAATGATTCGTTTGCCTTTCAATGGAATTGAAGGACAATCTGACAGCAAACCAACTACAGTTACAGTACCCTGCGTAGAAATGTGGGGTCAACCTTGTCCAATTCTCGCAGAAGTTCGTACTTGGTTCAAAGACAAAAGTCTCGAAGAAATGGGTCGTAAATATTGGAAGAAAAAATCATATCTATTTCAAGGCTTTGTGCGTGAGAATCCACTAGCAGACGATAAAATTCCTGAAAATCCAATCCGTCGTTTTGTTATCAGTAGTCAAATTTTTAATCTAATCAAAAATGCACTAATGGATACTGAATTAGAAAATCTTCCCACTGACTATGATGCTGGATTAGATTTCAATATTAAAAAAATCAGTAAAGCAGGATATGCTGATTATAATACCAGTACCTGGGCACGAAAAGAAAGTGCACTGACACAAGCAGAACGTGATGCAATTGAAAAGTATGGTCTATTTAACCTACAGGACTTTTTGCCCAAACGTCCCGACGATACAGAATTGGCTATTATGAAAGAAATGTTTGAAGCCAGTGTTAACGGTGAACTTTATCAACCTAAATGGGCTTCATATTTCAAACCATTGGGCTATCAAACTAATTCGTCTTCGGGTTCTTCTGCAGCTCATACTAGTACAGATACAGATGATGAAACATATGAAAAACCTGCAGCAGTAAAACCAGCACCGCGTGTTGTGGCTAAACCTGCTCCCGAACCTGTACACGAAGATGATGATGAACCACCCTTTGAAGTACAACCTGCAGCTACATCTGCTAAATCTAGCAGTCAACGTGCTGAAGATATTTTAGCAATGATTCGCAATCGTCAAAAACAGTAAGATATGACCTGTGGGGTACATTAATGTACCCCACATTTCTAAGGTATCACTATGGCAAAAATCAATAAAATAAATGAAAATTTTTCACTGATCTATAATAGTAGAGATACAGATACAGGGGATACTGTAACTGATATCGATGTTCGATTTGATAATCCTAATGATGACTCTAGTATTATAAGACACTTGAATGTTTGGTTACAGGCTATTGGTAGAACCGAGATAGTTGTTGCCCCAAAAACACATAAATTAGGATAATATATGACCACCAAACCTTTTGATGTATCTAAATTTAGAAAAAGTATTACTAAAAGTATTGATGGCATCAGTATTGGATTTAATGATCCAACTGACTGGATCAGTACAAACAACTATGCTTTAAATTACCTTATCAGTGGTGATTTTAAAAAAGGTGTACCATTAGGCAAGGTTACCACTTTTGCTGGAGAATCTGGCGCTGGTAAAAGTTTTATCTGTTCAGGTAACTTGGTTCGTAATGCACAGGAACAGGGTATTTACGTTGTATTGATTGACACAGAAAATGCATTGGATGAAGCTTGGCTTCATGCGTTAGATGTCGATACTAGCGAAGGTAAATTGCTAAAATTGAATATGGCAATGATTGACGATGTAGCTAAAATGATTAGTGAATTCGTAAAAGAATATAAAGCATTACCTCCTACCGATAGGCCCAAAGTCTTATTCGTGCTTGACAGTTTGGGTATGTTGTTGACACCCACAGATGTGAATCAATTCGAAGCCGGAGATCTAAAAGGTGATATGGGCCGTAAACCTAAGGCATTGACAGCATTAGTTCGTAATTGTGTTAATATGTTTGGTGATTTAAACATTGGGTTGGTAGCTACCAATCATACCTATGCAAGTCAGGATATGTTTGATCCTGATGATAAAATCAGTGGCGGTCAGGGGTTTATCTATGCAAGTAGTATTGTAGTAGCAATGAAAAAACTTAAACTTAAAGAAGATGACGAGGGAAATAAGATTTCGGAAGTTCGAGGTATTCGTGCTGCTTGTAAAATTATGAAAACACGATATGCCAAGCCTTTCGAAAGTGTACAGGTTAAAATTCCTTACGAAACAGGTATGAATCCCTATAGTGGACTATTAGATCTGTTTGAAGGCAAGGGTTTATTAACAAAAGACGGTAATAGGCTTAAATATAGCCTAGTAGATGGTACTGAAATTAAATTGTTTAGAAAAGAATGGGAACGTAATGAAGATCTTTGTCTGGACAAAGTTATGGAAGAAATTATGACTAATCCACATCGAAAGCCATCTACTACTGAACCCAACGAGGAATAATATGACTATTGATGTTGAAGTGTTGTCTGAAGTTTATTCAATTCTTAAACAATACATTGTGACCAAAGATAGGCAAGAAGCTGCTGATACCCTAATGAGTACACTAGTGGATTTGCTCAGTGATGAAGAGCTGAAAGAATTCGGTGCAACTGATGCCTATACCAAACGTAGTTATGATCAGTATAGTGGTGACACCGATTACGATGATGACGACGAATACGAGGAATAATGTGGTATAATCAAATTGTTCAAGACTTAGGTAATATACCTGAGTTTATTCTATTTTATGAAAATGAACTAAATCAAGCCAGATTTGAGTGTGGTATTAAGGGAAATCTTGAAAAAAATGTAGCCGCATTGCCTGGTATTACAGAATATCGATTTAATCAATTGCAGGAAATCGAAGCTGTGCTAAACTATTTGAATTTGCAGTTGCGAAAAATTCGCCGGAAACATTTTCAAAAATATTTAGAAAATTATGCTAGAGCATTAACCAGTCGTGACGCAGAAAAATATGTCGATGGCGAAACAGAAGTGATCGATTTTGAAACCATCATTAATGAAGTTGCTTTACTAAGAAATAAATGGTTAGGCCTTATGAAAGGCCTTGAAAGCAAAAACTTTATGATGGGTCATATTACCAGATTGCGTACCGCAGGTATGGAAGATGTTAGTATTCAATAATTCCAGCTGGCAAAATGACGTCTTTCAAATTCTCTTGTATAGTGTTCGATCTCGGCTAGACTGGAAGGTCTACGGCTTTCGATGTAACTTTCTAAAATTGATTTATAATCGAAACTAATTTTTTGTAATAATTTTGCTATTAAATTCATTTTCTTTTTCTCCTTAGTATTTAGTCATTTATACTGCAATGCAGCATTTTATGGTATATAAATAAAAAAAAGTTGACAAATATTAGAAGTGATAGTAGAATAGACAGTGTTGTAAGTAGTTAATGCCCCTGTAGCTCAGTGGAAGAGCAGCGGATTTATACCCCGTAGCGCCAGATAAGCGGCAGGTCGTAGGTTCGAATCCTACCAGGGGCACCAAGATTTTAGGGCCTCTAGCTCATGGTGGTTAGAGCAATCGACTCATAATCGATAGGTGCTGGGTTCGACCCCCAGGGGGCCCACCAAACTTATTTTAGTAGTAAATTGACAAGGATATATTAAGAAGTTATTATAGGTAAATGGTAAACAAGATTTTAGCCAGTGTGGTGAAATAGGTAGACACAAGGGACTTAAAATCCCTCGCTCTAAAAAGGCGTACCGGTTCGAGTCCGGTCACTGGCACCAAATATCTGACCGTAGCTCAGCAGGATAGAGCAACGGATTTCTAATCCGTTGGTCGGGGGTTCGAATCCCTCCGGTCAGGCCAATACACTTTTCAATAGACTGAGTAATGAGAAAATTAGCTACTATTCGTAAAATTGATGCAATTAATCCCATTGTTGGTGCAGATGCTATCGAAGTGGCCACTGTTGGAGGTTGGCGTGTAGTAGTAAAAAAAGGTGAATACCAATCAGGGAATTTGGCTGTATATTGCGAAATTGATAGTTGGATTCCGCACAGCCTTGCACCTTTTTTAAGCAAAGGTCAAGAACCTAGGGAATACAATGGAGTTAAAGGTGAGCGCCTTAGAACTGTAAAACTTCGTGGGCAAGTAAGTCAAGGGCTACTCCTGCCATTGCTAGTTCTTAGTGATGCTCCAGAAAGTACTTGGGGAAACCCTGCTGATTATTTAGATGATGATGTTACCGAGATTCTAGGTATCCAAAAGTGGGAAGCCCCGGTACCTGCTCAACTTGCAGGAGAAGTTCGAGGAGCCTTTCCCAGCTATATCCCTAAAACTGATCAAGAACGTTGCCAAAATCTTACCGAAGAAATCGATCTTTGGATTACAGAAAATCTGTCTTGGGAAATGACAGAAAAGCTGGATGGCAGCAGCATGACAGTGTTTTGGGATGGGGACCACGTAGGTGTTTGCAGTCGTAATCTAGAATTGAAAGAAAACGACAAAAATTCAATGTGGCAGTTAACAAAACAACTGAATTTAGACTCTAAATTGCCTGAAATAGGCAGATTTTTGGCTCTGCAGGGAGAGATTATTGGCGAGGGTATTCAAGGTAACCCTTACAGACTTCGAGGGCAAGAATTTTACCTTTACGACATTTACGATATCAACAAAGGCGAATTTCTGTCTTCTACCGAACGCCGTACCCTAGCAAAGGCATTGGGTGTCAAACACGTTCCTGTCTTGGCCGAATCAGCCAAGTTGACCACAGTTGATAATCTGCTTAGACTGGCAGAATCAACAAGTGTGCTAAACTCCAAAACCGAACGCGAAGGTGTTGTGTTTAAATGCCTAACTAATACAGACTTGCATTTTAAAGCTATCAGTAACAAGTTCTTAATTAAAACGGGCAACTGAAATGAGTAGACAACCTTTGTTTAGTATTACAGCAGATGACTGTGATTGGAGCTATACCAGGGGAACCGGCAATGGCGGGCAAAAGAAAAATAAAACTTCTAGTGCTGTACATTGCCGGCATCGTGCCAGCACTGCTTATGGTTATAGTGAAGCATCACGTAGTCAATTAGATAATAGACGTGATGCATTTCGTAAAATGAGCGAAACTGATCAATTTCAACAGTGGGTCAAGTTAGAGTTTATGCGACGTAGTGGTCAATTGGATGAAATTGAGCGGTCAGTGGAGCGTGAATTACAAAATGTAAAACTGGAAATTAAAATTGATGGACGATGGACTGAAGTAAAACCACATCAATTAGTAGACAATCCAGAAGATTTTGTTTTGGAGATAGGAATTAAATCTTGATTGTTTATAAAATTCGACATAAACTCTTACTAGATACTTATCTAACAGGCACTCCTATGCATAATAAGTACGATCGTAACGGACGTATTTTTCCTAAATTAGGAGCATTGCGATCATTTATTACCTCAGTATTAAAAATTCCTCATCGAGCAAAAGATATAGAAGATTGGGAAATAGTCGAATTTGAATTGACTGTACAAAATGTTCGACCAGTGCAAGAAATAGTTAAGCCCGAAAAAATTATACAATTACTCAAACAGTAATCTAATATAATTTTATTCTTACCTTGATAAATATCATTATGAATATTTATCGAGGTTTTTCCTTATTAATGGAGCACTCTTTATTACAAGAATATAGTAGTGCTATTGCTTTGGCTCGGGATAAACCAAGTTTACCTAAAGTATTAGCTACTGCAAGAAACGAAATTGAGATTCCTTATAATCTAGAATGGGAATCCTATAAACCTACGAAAGCATTGCCTAGACCTCCAAGTTATTCGGGGTCAGGATTATTCGTATTAGTGATTGGGCCTGACGGTACTGCAATTGTTAAAGGCTCGCAGAGAACAAGAACAAGATATTCTTTTAAGGCTTTTGTGGGTGACGATAATACTGAAGAAATAACTACATTAGAGGAATACGACAGTTTTAGAAAAATTTTTAATAGCATAAAATCAATAATAGGTTTCAAAGCTTTATATATTGCTTATATGCCTAAACTATCTGTCGATGCTCTAAAAAAACAAAAAGCAAAACACGAAGAAAGAAAAAAATATAAAGATCAAAGCCTTGAAGGTTATTTGTTTAAATATATGTTGAAAAGACTACAACCAATTTTATTAAAAGTGGTTGTGCAAACTGAAGCCGATATTAAAGGATTTATTAATACCATGATAAGTTCTGGCAATTATCACACAGCACGTCAAAAACTTGGCTATCTTGAAAGATTAAATCAAGTAAAAAATCGACTTGAATTAAGTGATAATCTTAATCTAGACGCGAATGATTTAGTTCTAATACAATTAAGAAATGCAATGTTACTTACTGCAAAATATCTTTATCCAGAAGAAATTCCCGACGATCAAGGATTTTTATATGGCCACTTTCCTTTCTATTCAAACGTTGCTGACACTTTAGCTAAAGTTGTAAAGGCTGTGGAACAAGGAGATCTAAAAACTTTGAGTATTGTGTTGGGTTTTTTTAAACGATCACTCCTGTTTCCTAACTAGAGAGATATAATGAATTTAGAACATTTTCTTGTTGAAGTTAATATAGCTGATAAAATTTTACAAGACCCTAGATTAAGCAAACAATTATTTATTGCATTCCGACAGGATAATACAATACCTTTTAATACTATTGCACGATTAGGCCCAAGACCGACTGATAAAGATATTGCACAGGCCTGGGCCGAATTAATTGATAACGCTCTAACTAACACAAACTATGGCAATTTAGCAAGACTTGGAAAATTTGAAGGATGGTTAACACGTCAATACGTTTCGGGGTTGGCCGACTTCGAAAAAATTAAAGGTGAAGCAATAGATGCTATAGGATCATGGGTTGGTTTAAAAAACCAATCTGCGCTTCACCCTACTCATCAAGATTTTAACAAATTTAATATAGATCAATTAATTAGTCTGACAAGATTGCCTCAGTATCGTGATGTTATTAATAAAATTAAAAATGCTGCAAGAATCAAAGAGTTGAAGAAAAAGAAAAATGAAGTAGTATTGATTAATGACGATAGATTTTATGTTGTAGTGCCATTGAATTATGGTAGTTGTTACATTTTTAATAATGAAATAGGAATAGGTGCAACTTTTTGTACAGGAAGCAGTAGCGGCGAATATTTTTTCAATCAAATCTATTCTCCAAAAGGACCTATAATTAGTGTATTAGATAAAAAAAATCCCAACGATGTAACGGGAAAATGGCAAATTCATGCTGCTAGTGGTCAAATAAAAAATGCTACACAAGGTCCGGGTTCAGATCCAGAAACATTTGGCTTATTATTTCCAGGTCTTATGTTTCAAATAGTCTATGCTTTACAAGAGCACAGTAGAGAATTAGTAGAAAAAAGTAAGGCTATAACACCAGATGGATATAATATAGAATCGGCAATAGATGATTTACGTAAAGTTTTTCCTCAAGCATTCACTTCTCCTACTGATCAATCTCAATTAAGATAAATTAAATTAGTTGGGGAGGTTCTATGGATACATCTAATCAAACAATACGGGCTTGGGGCAAATACACTATATTATACAATATTAAAGGTTGTAAAGTAAAAGAACTTTACGTAGTACCTTATGGCAGTCTTAGTATGCAGAAACATCAATTAAGAAATGAACTTTGGTTTGTTATCAGTGGTTCCTGCGAATTATATAGCAAAATGAGCAGTGGATATCAATTACCTACTAGAAGCTTAAGAACTCATAGTTACATTTTAATAGAAAAAGATACTTGGCATCAACTAGTAAATCCTTTTAATGTTCCCTGTAAACTAATAGAAATTCAATTCGGCGATCTATGCGATGAATCAGACATCGAAAGACAGTAATGACTTATAAAATTTATCAAGCATATTATAAACCTGATCAAATTCAATTTTTGGATTCAAAATTTGAACCTTATGATAATTCAAATAGCCAATTACATCAATACAGAGAATATCCTATATTTCTAGATATACAGCAAAAAGCATCGCATCTTAATCTGGATAAATGGGGATATTTTAGTTGGAAATATCAACAAAAATTACCTGGATTAACAGGTGATATAATTTGTAAACAAATAGAAAATAATCCAGATTATGATGTTTATTTTTGGAATCCATTTAGCAATTATGCGGTAACGGCTTATAATGTATGGGAGCAAGGACAATATTTTCACCCCCATCTAATAGATATAATGGAACATATTTTTCCTATTATGGGTTTAGACGTTAATCTATTGTATCAACCTATGTTGCCTAAAGTAATTTACTTTGGGTTATATTGTGTGGGTAATAGAAAATTTTGGGATGGATTTTTGGATCTAGCTAGCAAATATGAACATAGTATAGAACATTTACCCGACAGCATCGCTAAATTACATAATGGTCCTGCAGGTTATGAACCATTTCCTGACTTAGGATATTTTCCTTTTATACACGAAAGATTGCTTAGTACATATCTTCATTTAAATAGAAATACGCTACGTATATGGAGCCATCATCATAATTTTCAACAGTACGGCGATGTTTGGCATTTACTCTATAGTGTTAAACTGCATGCTATCAGCACCGGTGATATCAATTTATGGCATTACTATTTTAGATTACGTAGACAAGTAGGTTGCAATATTCACTATGCTGAAAACTGGTTAAATAAAATCGACAACAATATTTAATTATTCAAAATGGCATCTGTCTTTACGGATATTTAGTGTAATTGTGTATTATCTGGTATCATATTCTGCCAGAAAACCCTAGATACAACTAGAAATTGATTAAAGATTGGTGTAAAGATGAGGTTAGTCTTTTTATTATTTTACAACGAACCTGGATCTACTTTATTCAATTTTTTGAAAGCCCACGCCCTTTCAATACAATTATAACATTTACTGCATCTTCCTTTTTCCCATACACAACACGAATGGCTGTATTTTAACAAATCTTCTATTTCTAGTTTATAGTATAATTCTATAGTATGTTCTTTGGTTAAATCGTAAAATGGACAAATTGATTTACCTAAATTAAACATTCTATTAGGACGATAGGGGTAATCCATCGCTGGAATATTTAATAACTCTGCACTTACTTGTTGACTGCCGTAATAGATATAATCAATATCAGGAAAGTCTTTTAGTATATCTTTATGCCCTGATCTAGTTTGTTGACTATGGTGCAAACTAGCATCGCCGACGATGACAGGGGGTTTCAATTCGTATCCAATCATTTCACTGATTCGTTTAACCAAACCTCGACTATAATCTAATGCACCATCAGTTCTTGGTACAGTAAACACGGTTAAATCTATGTTATATTTTACAGATTCAATAGCCAAAATATACAATAAAATTGCACTGTCAGAACCTCCAGATAGTAAAACCGCAATTTTTTTACTTCCAAACGGTATAAAAACATTGACAACAACCTTAGGATTGCCTACGATAATTTCCATATGTCAATGAGTATGTTGAAGATTTGATATTACTCTTTGAACATTTTCTGATGTCAAGGGTATATTACAAATAAGATGTATACTATCCTGAGTCCAACTTATTGTTCTATGAGTCCTACGTGTATTGATATAATAGACTCTTCCAGGTTCGATGATAAGTTTTTCATGATCCATTAACCAATCATAATGATATGGATCACAATTATTTACGAAGACAGCTAATCTAAATACATCTCTTGGCATCGCAGGATGATCTCTATGTGGAACAAAATATCCTCCGATGCCACAATTTACAAAAAAACATCTACCAAAGTTAGAGAATTTTTCAAATAAAGGTTGTAAACTTTTACAACTATGGAATACTTCTGTGGGCGAGATGAATTCGCATTCACTGACTCTTCTTTTATTTTCATAACTGGCTTCTGCTAAACTTGGACTATCTTTCCAAGTTTTGCCAGGTATGGTGGTCAGTGTTAACCCTGTTCTATTGTTAGGTCTATCAGGTCTCGGGAGATAAGGAGGCCATTGTCCTTCGAATGGTTTTAGTTCCGTCATTAATTGATTGCAGTTAATTTTAATGTTTAAGGGAACAAAATCTCCTAGTAGACTTAGACTAAGTTCATTTTTAACAGTTTCTAAATCAACATCATTTGGTCTGTACTCTGCCGACCTGCCACTAATACCAGAAGGAACTATTGTCATATTTACAATTTTATTTTACGAATATTTATTAGCTTCTGAATCGTTGTTGACAGAATCCTATATTAGTGTATAGTAGAGCCTTAGTAAAGAAAATCACAGATGTTGTTTTTTTACAACGATAAATAAAAGATGTTGACAACAAGACTAAATAAGCATACAATAGATTCAATGTTAGGAAATTAAATGCAATCACGCACATATCATTGTAAACAGTTTGTAACCAAGAGTAAGCCCGTGTCGGCCTATTGGTTTACGATTCTGTCTATTAATGATCGTACACCAGAACAGGGTAAGGGTCCTTGGAGGACTCAAGTGTAAATAAAACTACACAGATCTTCCAAGGACCCCAGGACTAGAAACCCTGGGGTTTTTGTTTTTAAAGGGATATGAAACAGGAAATATTAGTAAAATTTATGGAAACGAGTAGAGTTTATTTTGGTTTTACCAAATAAATTGCTCGAACGTGTGATAGGGAACGCGACCCTGCTGGGCACGTAAAACATCTGGCTATTAATGTGGGCGGCCTGCCTGATGATAAGTCTTGGGCGATAACCAAGATGTGTAAAACGGTAGCGTAGTTAAGCAGATTTATCTAGTCTGTTTAACTACCAACATTCCATAAGAATGTTGTCAATGCCCCGGTGGCTAGTGGAAATCGGTACACCTAACGGCCTTAGAAGCCGTGCTTTTCTCGGTTCGAGTCCGAGCTGGGGCACCAAAATTATTTGCGGGTATGGTGCTAATGGTAACACAGAATTTTGCCAAAGTTCAGTCGCGAGTTCGATCCTCGCTACCCGCTCCAATTATATGGAAAGTTATCTACTCGGGGACAGTAGCCTAGTCTTGAAAACTAGTGGAGCCAGGGATGGCCAGGGGTTCGATTCCGCCAACTTTCCGCCAATATCACCGTCGTTCAATGGATAGGACCACAGTCTACGAAACTGTCAATCGGGGTTCGAATCCCTGCGGTGATACCAAACAATGTGAAGGTGGCAGAGAGGCCCAATGCAAGAATCTGCAAAATTCTAAGCCGTCGGTTCGAATCCGACCCTTCACTCCAAATTTTCAATGGTGTTCTTAGTGTAGTGGTCTGCACGGCTTGCTGTGAACGAGTCAGTATGAGTTCGATCCTCATAGAACACCCCAATTGCCGTCTGAGCTAGTGTGGTCATTCAGCGCGAGCCTGAAGAGCTTGAGAACTTGGTTCGATTCCAAGAGACGGTACCACTTAATTTTTAATTTATAAATAAAAGGTCAGATATCTTAAGAGGAAGAGAGCATCCCTCATAAGGATGAAAGTGCAGCTTCAAGTGCTGCTCTGACCACCAGATACGGAGTGTAGGCTAGCCCGGTTAAGTCGCCTGCTTTGGGAGCAGGAAACCGCAAGTTCGAATCTTGCCACTCCGACCAATTTTATGGGCTGTAGGTGTTGTAGGGGGCACACGGGCTTTGCAAGCCTGGAGGACCAGTTCGAGCCTGGTACGGTCCACCATAAAGTAAAACCTCGTTCGTCTAATGGTAGGGCCGCGTCTTTACACGGCGCAGACGGCAGTTCGATTCTGTCACGAGGTACCAAATAAAGGGGGTGTAACTCAGAGGCAGAGTAACTGGCTTTTAACCAGTAAGTCGAGATTTCGAAATTCTCCACCCCTACCAGTTCTGTTGGGATATAGTGTAACGGCAGCACCCTTCACTTTGACTGAAGTAGTTCTAGTTCGAATCTAGATATCCCTGCCGCATTTTGCCTCTATAGTTAAATGGTATAACGCCGTGCTGATAACGCGGTATTTCTAGTTCGATTCTAGGTAGAGGCACCACAGTATAATTTTAAATTAAAAAATTATATCGTTTGTAATAGTTAAATAATACAATATTTAAAATTAACAAAATGATTAAAATTAACGAAGCTTCTCCAAGAAGACTCTGGCTAGATTTGGGAGAATTTGGATCACTGTTACCGGGGTCTTACGGCACCGACACTTGGCAAGATCATGGATCTGGTCTTCTTAGAACTATTCTACATAAAAATGGTTTAACAACTGAAATCGTTTCTCTCAGAATGTTAAGAGGGTGGGATGATTTGGCACCTTTGATCGAAAATTTTGATCTTATGTTAATGAATGTGCGTAGCTATACATTTCCGTTCGCCAAACAAGCCGCAAGAATATTTAAAGAGATCAACCCGTCGGGTATCGTGATTACCGGAGGTATGCATGCCACAGTAGCACTAAATGAAATGGAACCAATTGCGGATTTTGATTATATTTGTGCAGGGGGTGGAGAAGAAATTATCTGCGATTTAGTACGGGACCCTAAATCATTTTCAAGAATAATTCAAGGCATATCATCTCATTCGTTAAATGATTGGCCTGATATAGATAGAACATTATGGCCTAATCCTCATCGACAGGATTATCCTTGGCCGCTTGAACCATCAATTGGTTGGGGACCTAATCCTATTGCAACAGTGATTACTTCAAGAGTTTGTCCGTGGCAATGTTCATTTTGTAATGAAGCAAGTTTTATTCCTGCTATGTCGAGAAAAAGTGTAGATCGTGTCATAGACGAGCTAAATCGTATTGACGATGATCATGGTCCAATTGGATCAGTTGTTATACATGATTCAATGTTTTTTCAACAACCATCATGGTTAGAAGAATGGCTAGAAAAATATCC